GTCTTTAGTTGCGCTACCGCCAATGTTAATAAAGCAACCCGCCACTGTGCCAGTGCTAGTGATAGAGAACGACACCGCAGAAGATGTAGTCTTGCTACCAGCAGAAGCCGCGCTAAACGATGGTGTGGGACGGTTGCCCGAGTATGTAGGAGCGTTAGCCAGACCAACTTCCAACCATGTGGCGTGTGAGGCTTGCGTATCGGCTACAACTGCTGTTCCTGTGCCTTTAAGACCCATTACAACTGCGCCGCCAGCGGTGTTACCCAGCGTGGTGTCGAGCGTAAAGTTCTTGCCCACTGTAGTGACCAAGTTTTCAATGTCATCAGCCCACTTAACAAAACCGTCTACGCTATAGCAGACGGCATGGTATGTACCGTGGATAGCCATTGTGTCTTCAGGCATTGTGTTGTATTTGGTAGATGCTTGCACCATGTCGGTGGCGGTCATTTTGTCGATAGTCATGGTGACTCCTTAGTTAGAAGAACGAATTAATGCTGCCGTGGCTGTGTTAGCAGGCATTGTGATGGTGAAAGTTGTCGTTGAAGTCTTATCAGACCCAAAGTCCAGCACGGCCACAGACTTGTTGCCTTTACTAGAGTTATAGATCAAAGCGCAACGAGCTGTTAATGCAGCAGTCCAAGACACATTGGGAAACCCAACATAAGCCGTATAGCCAGAGGACGCAACACTAACAGGTGTTAGAGTGGAGCCGCCAGCCGAGTAACCAGATGCCACTACTTCATTGGTAGAAGAGTAGATCGTGGTTGCTTCGTTTAAATCGGCGCTGGCCGTGTACAAAGCAATCTTGATAACGTCTGTAGTAAGGTCGTGAATACCTTGATACAGCTGGGCCTTGAAGCTGGTGGTCTGGGTCTGGATGATACTCATGAGACTGCAACCCGTACTTGGCCATCGCGGTATGCGTCAGCCCTTTGTTTACCATCACCCAAGTTCTTGAGAAGCGCCATTGCTTGAACATAACGCTCTTGATATGTCTTATACATCCCATCTTCCGGCGCGCTTTTCATGTAAGTACCTGCCTCACACAAGGTGCCATACAGCAATGCAGAGTCAAAGTTATCACCTAGCCATGTGGTGTTTGCAGACACAATTGACTCTGGGTAGTAGTAATAATGAAGTTCTGCGTAGTAGTTAACATCTGGCGTAGGGCCAAGAATGAACGACAACTCATTCACATTAGCTGACTGTGGGCCAAAGATGGCATAGTGTCTGGGCTCTGAAACCTGTGCGCTTAGTGGATATGCCTCGCGCATGAAGTTTACATCTTTATTCAAAAGATACAAATAGTCACCCTGAAACACAACCGCGCCGTTCACCGTCCCACTATTAGCCACTGTTAATGTGATTGTGGTTCCGCTAATGGTTCTGACAATAGCGTTGGTGCCAATGTTTGTACCCGTGATCTGCTGGCCTACAGCAATACCAGTCGCACTGGCAACAACAATAGTTTTTGCACCGGATGTTCCTGTAGCTGTTGTAGCGTTATACGGGTAGATGGCTAGGCTATACACCGACAAAAAATCCTCTGGACAAGCTAAGTACTTATTGCCGTTTGACAATACACCCGTGACATTCTTACGCAAGTTAGCAATCTGCACCGTGTTATAGATGCGCTGCTCCGCCTGTTTGATCATTACATTGATCGAGGTCGTGTCAAACGTGTTCTGCGTGTAATCAGTTACCGCAGCTACAAGTTGAGCGTAAGTCATTGCCATAATTTAAGCCATCGGCCCTCTACTCATAAAGCCTTTGGTGGCCGCACCTGAACCGCGCATTTTGATGCCGGACGTCTTAGGCTCACCACCATTGGATTTGTTGATATTACCAACAGTCATCTCCACAGTATCAGCACGGCTTAAGTTTTTACCAGAGCCGGGATTTTCTGTAGCGGCGACTTTCTCACCCTTCATCGTGTGTGGAGGAGCGTAGACTTTGGCATCGCCAACTTCTTTACCCATCATCATTTTGCTGTATTTAGCCATGTTAGCCTCGCTTTTGGTTGTTTGCGCGAGCCATGTTGCGACCAACTTTACGCATTTCCATGCCAGTTACGCCAGCAGATTTCTTGCCGCCTTTTGTTTCTTTTGCAGTAGGGCCGCTGTCAGGAAAGATTTGAACATCAGTCTTGCCTTTTTTAGCGACTCCGTCAGCTGATCGTGTGTATGCCATGTTTAGCTCCTATGAAACTGTTACTGTACCAACATTTGTTGTTGCCACCAAGTAGTTTGGCGTTAAATATACGTCAAAACCACTAGATCCACCAACTGGATTCCAACCCCATTGAATGTCCCGTGATCCACCTGTTAAATTGCCTGCCGCATTCAAACCCGCCGTCACATACGTTGTGTCTGGCCGTGGCTGATACAAAGCCTGCGGATCATTAACAGGATACATTCCCAACTGTAACTGTGGTTGATCTGGATCCCAGCAAGCTTCACAAACTTTAAGCTGATAAAGCTTGGTCTTGATGACCTCTATCTTTAACTGCTTTAACTTGTAGCGCTGGCCACACCGGTCACATTCGGCAATAGCATATTTACCGGATGCAAATGGTGTTGTCATTAAGAACCACCACCAATAAACGCTATACGAGGCACCAACCTCAATACAGCCTTCTCACGATCTTCGCCAGCGGATAACTTGTATTGCTCTTCATAAACTGCTTTGAGCATATCCAGACGGCCCTGCAACTCAGGCACCTTCATGGCTATGTAATAGGCTAGTCCAGCTACTACACATGGTAGAAAGCGGAAATTCATATCGGATGTCTGTATACCGGCGCCAGTGTCTTGAATACGGCGCATTCTGTAGTACACAAACTGGTAAGTCTGAGATCCATCAGGCGTAGGCCACACTGTTACAGCGGGAAGCTGGGGCACATACACCGCCGTTCCATCTGTCTGTGCAGCAGCTGTTGTGTTGTTCTGGCCACGAAACACACCGCCCAGCACATTACCACTGATATAGGTGTAGTAAATATCTTCAGTGCCTAAACGAATGAATCCAGACCCAGCTAACCCAACCACCGTACTTAGCGTGATCGTTGTGGCCGTGGACGTTATTGCACCATTAAGTACAGCGGTAGTAGGGTTAGTCTCACCAGATAAACGCTGTATCCAAACTTGAATTGGCCGGCCTTGGACTAACTTGTTAGGGATCGTTGCATAAGTAGAAACGCTGATGCGGGTAATACTCAAGTCTGCCTGAGTAGACGAGTTATTAGCTTGCGTCCTGATCACATGATCCAACAAGTCAATCGTATCTGTGGGCAGTGCATATGTGGCCAGTCCTTGAGTTAAAGTGATAGTCCCTGTCTCAATCGTCCACATATTGATGCCGCGATTAGCCCACTCAATGGTCATCAGGTTAAGAGAACGGCGCGCTGTGCGTAGGTCATAACCAGTACGCATCTCACGGCCAGCTCTCTCCCACGCCTCTTCAGCGAGCTCGGTGAACTCCATGTTAAAGGCTGTGGTTCCTGTAGTGGTCATTTCATGCCTTTGAGGGTTTCAGCTAAACGTGCTCTTTGTCCCATTTTGCCGGGTTTCTTTGCGGCTGAAGCCAACTTTTTAGCTGGAATAGGCTCACCCTTTTTAGCACCAAGAGCAGAACGCAAAGCACCGGGTTTT